CATAGGGTATCTTGATTATATATCTATACCATTATTAGATATCAGAAATACGCAAACATTTAGTAAGGAATAAATATGGGTGACTTAACAAAAAACTTAAGTAGAAAAGAATTTGAGTGTGAGTGTGGATGCGGGTTTGACACGGTAGATTATGAGCTTGTAGTAATGATTCAAGATGCAGCGGATAGTCTTGCGGTAGAGTATAAGTCTAACATAATGGTAGAAATTACAGGTGGCGACAGATGTCAAAAACATAATGAAGAGGTACAAAAGCAAGAAGTAAAAAACTATGTTCCATTTAGTTCAAAATCTACGCACATAGAAGCTAAAGCAGCCGACCATAAATTCTTTTACTACAAAGACGGAATAAAAACACAAATACCCCCTAAAAAAGTATACGATTACTATGATAAAAAATACCCTACAAGTAAAGGTGTCGGCTTATATAGTAACAGAACTCATGTTGATTCAAGAGCCGTAAAAGCTAGATGGGGGCTTAAATAGAAGCTAACTATCGAAATAGTTTGTTTTTCTTGATATTATGCTATAATTATAAAATTAAAACAAAGGATTCGAAATGGCTTTAGTAGCTACAGACTGGACATTTACAACAATTTACCATTCACCTATAACACTATTTGCTAGAGTATGTGCTGGTGGTGTTAGCCCTATTAAAACGTTCGAGAATACAGTTGCCCTTGGTGGTTCTATTAGCGCTATAAGAACAGCAGACTAAGATTATCGTCTCCTTCTAGGAGGGGATTATTAAATCTATAAAAGGAAACATATGATAACAACTGTTGGAAAATTAGTCATCATTGACTTAGGAAAAGAGACTGCCCAATACTTTTGGAATGGCTCGGCTATGGGTTATATTGCTGGAGTATTCGTCTATAAAAAGACTAAGGTTACGTTGTACACAACTAATAAAAAAGAAATCCCATCAGCAGAGTTAATAGCAAATGGTATTCGTATTAAAGAGGTTAAAAATGTCTGATTTTATTATGATTGCACCAGAAGGCTGGATTGTACTTAGCGTTGACTATGAAAACCAAGCGTTAATCACTCCTAATATGTTTAGTCAAATATCTACTCACGAGATTATAGATATTGCAACGGTAGCAATGATTGAGCGTGGGGATATGCTAGTTGAACAAACTATAGAGGATATACGATTAATAAACTCAGAGTTTTGGGTAAAGCTAATCTAACATGAGTGCTGTATCAAATGGAGTAGTAACTTTTACTCCTCAGCAGCTATGGACTGAGTATATAGACTGGTACCTCACGGGGGATAATTCTAAATATGGGGAAGCCTTTAGAACAATTGGTGGTGACATAGTTAATTCTCAAACTGGTGAAGCTGTAGGTATATATCTATTTATGCGAAATGATTTAGGTTGGAGAGGAGTTCCTCCAACTATAGATGGTGTAGCTGTAGTTATTAACGGAGCGTTCTATGCTCAGGACTCTACACTTCCAGTAATGGAGAATAATGTAGGACAAGAAACTGACCTAGTTATAAATAGATCGGTTATTAATACTGCAATAGTCTCAAGTGGCTCTGGAGTATCATATACACTAGCTCAAATAGCTGATGCTGTATGGAGTAGAGACAATAGAGAATTGACTAATGTGATAGAGAGTGGACCGACAAAAGAAGAAATTGCTGATGCTGTGTGGAATAAGGTATTACCATGACAGTAGGTGAATGGTTAGTAGAAAATTCACTGGCTGCTACAGGAAGCACAGCATTAAAAATGCTTAGAACAATTGGTGGAATAATATATTTGCCTATGAGTCAAATTGATGCAGACATAATAATTGATGAGTATGATGTAATTGTGCAAACAGATTTGATTGAATGTGATATAATAGTACAAGAATTAGAAGCAGATATAATAATTGATGTTATATATGCAGATGTAAAAATCATAGAGGAGTGAGCAATGTTAGTAAGAGTAAGAGGAGACTTATATCCTATAGAGGCATCATTAAGCATAAATGGAGAACCTGTTAACTTAACAAATGCAGTAGTAAAATTTGGGTACATAAAGGATAATACTAAATTAGCCAACATAATAATTGGTGTAGTAACTGATCCACTAGCTGGAAAAGTAAGGTTTCAACCAACAGCAGCAGACTTTAAAGAAGCTGGTGAATTTACATTTGACATAGAAGCAGTGGTAAATGAAATACCAACTACGTATAAAGTGGATAGACTTAGAATAAAAGAAGATGTAAGTAAATAAAGATGCGATTAAGTAAGTGTTGGATAAAATAGCAACAATACTAAGCAATATACTATAGGAATGCGGATGAAAGTCAATAAGAAAGAAATTTTAACAGCGCTTAAAGAAGATTTCAGATCATCTGAATCGCATCAACAAGAGTGGCAAGCTCAGAGAGAAGAGTGGAGAAGTCAATCAGTTGGTGAAGAGTATGGAAATGAAGTTGATGGAAAATCTCGCATAGTAAGTAAAGATATAGCAAAACAAATATCATGGATGCTCCCATCATTGGCAGATCCATTCCTAAGTTCGCCTGATATAGTAAAAACTAACCCAGTAACTGAAGAAGATTTACCAGGAGCAACTCAAAGCGAATTACTACTAAATACATTCTTCTGCAGAAAATTCCCAAGACATAACTTCATAATGAAAGCATTAAAAGTGCTATTAACTGAAGGTACTGTAGTAGTAAAAACTGGATGGGATTATGAAGATGACGAAATAGATATTCAAGCAGAATCTGTTGCAGTTGATGAGTATGGAAGAGAATTTATAGAAGTAATTGATACAACAAAAATTAAAATACTTAAAAACGAACCAACTGCTGAAGTGTGTAGAAATGAAGACATATTCATTGACCCGACATGTATGGATGAATTAGATAAATGCCAATTTGTAATACATAGATATGAAACAGATATGAGCACACTACGAAAAGATGGTAGATATAAAAACTTAGATAAGTTAGGTGATCAAATTGGAGACACTACAACTGATGCTGATGGATACTTATCCCAAGATCAAACTGGATTCAAATTCAATGATGAACCAAGACGTAAACTACTTGCATATGAATACTGGGGATACTACGATGTGGATGGTGATGGAGAAGTTGAGCCTATAGTATGTACATGGGTTAATAATACAATCATAAGATTACAAACAAATCCATATCCTGATAATAAGCCTCCATTCGTAATAGTCCCATTCAATAGCATACCATTCCAGATGTTTGGTGAAGCATTAGCTGAGATAATTGGTGATAATCAAAAAGTTAAGACTGCAATTACTCGTGGTATAATTGATAACATGGCTAAATCAAATAATGGACAAATAGGATTTGCTAGAGGTGCCTTAGATGATAACAATAGACGTAAGTTCCTGAAAGGGGACAACTTCGAGTACAATGGTAATATGAGCCAATTCTGGCAAGGAAGTTATAATCAGATACCTGGTAGTGCATTTGATATGTTGGGTATGCAGAACAATGAGATAGAAGCTCAAACTGGGGTTAAATCATTCAGTGGAGGAATTACAGGGTCTGCGCTTGGTGCAACTGCCACAGGTGCGCGAGGCGCATTAGATGCTACGAGTGTGCGTAGAACTGCGTTGGTAAGAAACATAGCAGAGAATATGATAAAGCCACTAATGAGAAAGTGGTTGGCTTACTTCGGAGAGTTCATGGAACCTGAAGAAGTAATACGAATAACAAACACTCAATTTGCTCCTATACGTAGAGATGACTTAGCAGGAAACTTAGATATAGAGATTACAATAAGTACAGCAGAAGATAATTCAGCAAGAGCTGAACAATACTCATTCCTGTTACAAACACTTGGTAATAATATGCCATTTGAAATTACTCAAAAAGTACTTGCAAAAATTGCAAAGTTGGCTAGAGATCCTGAGATGGAAAAAGATATAAAAGAGTTCAAAAAAGAACCAGATCCAGCTGCTGAACAAATGAAACAAATACAATTAGAAAGAGCTCAGTTAGAAAATGATAAACTACGTGCTGAGATTGAGAGAGATAAAGCTAGAGCTGGTGAAGATAGAATTGATGCTCAAGTAAAAATGGCTAAAATGGAATCTGAAAAAGCAAGAGCTAGAAAACTTAATAGTGATGCTGATATGGTTGACCTTAACTACGTTGATAAAGATCATGGGTTTAGTTCAATACATTCAGCGAACGAAAAAGAAAAAGATAGACAACATCAAGCCACATTAGCAGCAATGCAAATACGCGCTGGTGATAATAATGTTGGCATAGCAAGGAGCTAAAAATGTACGATCCAATAATGAATGATGATACAATGTCAGGTGCTGCTCAAAGAGCAGAAGAAGATAGAAGCTACAGAGCAGTTGGAAAACAAGTAGTAGAAAATCAAAAATTCGCTGCAAAAGCTGCTCCGTTAGTGACAGAGGCAAGAGCTACTGGTGAACAAGTTGGCGCACAAAAGCTTGCTGAACAAATCCAAGCTCAAAGAGTAGAAGCAATAAAAGCACAAGAAATGGCTGCAATGGCAGCAGAACAAGCACGTAGACAAGAAAATCCGTACGGATTAGCTGCATACGCACAAAATGAAGGAATGATATAATGGATGAAACAGGATTAGCAGCTTCAGCTGTACAACAACAAGCGCCAATAGCACAACAACAACAACAAGCACCAATTACGGTTGAAGAAATTGTACAGTTACTTAAACAAGGGATAACTCCTGAAGAATTAATACAAAATGGTGTTCCACAGGAACTAGTAGAACAAGCAGCAATGCTGATACAACAAGAAATGCAAGCTGGTAAAGCGCAACAACCTAGTGCTCAAGGGAGAGGTGGGTTAGCAGAAATGTATGTGGCTCAAGGCGCAGTGTAATTAACGTTAGAAAGAATAGACTTAGTATCAATCCAGTATGAGGAGTAAATGATGGCATGTAAAACTAAAAAACCAACACCTAAACCAAAACCAAAAATGAAGTAGGTAGTTAAATGGCGGAGTCTAAAAATAAAACTGAAGTAATCATAGACGAAACAGGGCAAAATGCTGCGGCAATAATACTTAGTAACATGAAACATAGACCAGACATGCTTGCAAAAAACTTAGTACAGACTGTTCCAGGAGCTGGAGCAGCCTTTACAGGATATTCTGCAGGTCAAGGAATAGCTGCTGCAAAAGACTTATACGGACATAATAATCCAGGATTAGCAGAGTATCTGGCAAGTGCAGCAGGCTCAGTTGGACAAGGATTAACCTTTGGAGTAATGTCTGCAGAAGATATTGCTAATAAAATAGTACCAATAAGTGTGGTAGATAGAGCTGAGTTGCTTAAAAAATAGGCAATAGACTGCTTAAAAAATAAGCAGCAATTAAGTTATGAGAAGTTATAATAGCTAAAGTGGAATACACTAAAATCAACAATCGAAAGGAATCATAATATGATTAACCAAATGAATTCGACTGATTCAATGGAATTAGAGTTAGTAAAAGAGTCGTTACGTAAAGATGTGTCGTTAGCCGAGGACCTGGAAGGGCTACTCAAAGATGAAAGATTCCAGAGAGTATTCGTAAGAAACTTCTGTACAGATGTGGTGATTGAGGAAACTAAAAAGTTAATCAGTCCAAATGAAGTAATCAGAGAAAGTTCTCTTGAAAAGATAAAAGCTGCTAAATACTTAGAAGCATATATAGACTATGTAACAGATTGTGGAATTGCTGCTAAAGCTGATCTAGCTGAAGGAATAAGATAATGAGTCCAGATACTATGACAGATGAAGAATTTTCAAGATGGATGGATACTACTGAATTTCCTGATACAGAAGAAGAAGAAGAAATTGAAGTAGATGGTACTGAAGAAGAGGAATTTACTGAAGAAGCTGAAGAGGCTGAATTGGAACAACCTGAAGAGGAATCCGATAATAATGGTGATGAAGATGAACCAGAAGAAGCTGAAGAAGAAGGCTCCGAAGAAGCTGAAGAAGGTACCGACGGGGACCAAGAAGAGCAAGAAGAGGAAAAACCTGAAGATGAAACAAAACCTGCAGAGTTGGAGACACAACCAGTAGAAAGTAAAACATACAGATTTAAAGCAGACGGTGAAGAGTTCGAGTTTACTGAAAAGGAAATGATTGAACAATTTGGCGGAGTATTTGCAAAAGCTGTAAACTATACTAAGAAGACACAAGCTCTTCAGAAACACAGACCAATGATAGACACTATTGAGCAAGAGAAACTCACTCAACAAGACTTGAATTTCGCAGTGGATCTACTGAAAGGCAACAAAGAAGCGATTGCAGAGTTAATTAAGAGACATGAGATAGATACATTGGAACTTGAAACTGATAATGCATCGAAATATGTGCCTAATAGTTATGGTCGGAGTGAAGTAGAATTAAATATCCAAGAAATTACTAACGAAATTAGTAAAGATCCTGAATATGAAGTTACTCATAGAGTACTTACTAAGGATTGGGATGATGATTCATGGACAGAAATGACCAAGAAACCGCAGTTAATTAAGTTATTGCACAACGACATAAAGAATGGGGCATTTGCAAAAGTGAATCCGATTGCTAAAAAGTTAAGAATGCAAGATGAAGTTAAGTACGGACAAAACATGCGATCAGATATTGAGTACTATAAGCTTGCTGCTAATATACATTCTGCACAAACTGAGCAAGAAGCTCAAAGAGTGAATAAAGCAGAACAAGATGCACTTACTCAAAGAAAGATCGCTGAGGTAAAAAGCAGTGAAACTAGTAGAGATGCTACAAAGAAACTTGCCGATAAACGAAAGGCTGCAGCACCAACCAAAAGTAATGCTGGAACAAAGAAATCCGTAAACTACTTGGAAGAAGCACTCAATATGAGTGATGATGACTACTTGAAGTGGATGGAAAAAAAGCTGAAATAAGCTAAATAAGGAACTTAAATGAGTTACAACACAGGTACGACTGGCGCTCCGTCAGCGATAGATAAAAAAGCAGGTAATGGTCAGTTAACTCAGTACCACTACAACAAAAAAGCAATCATCGACATTAAAGATGAGATGTACTTTTCCCAAATGTCAGGTACTATGGCAATGCCAAAGAACCAAGGTAAAGAAGTAGTTAAGCACAGATACATTCCTGTACTAGATGACCAAAATGAAGTTGCAAACTCAGGTTTAGACGCACTTGGTGTAGCATCAAATGGTAACTTATATGGTTCAAGTCGTGGTATGGGATTCATTACTGCAAAACTTCCAGAATTGGGTGAAAATGCTACTCGTGTAAACAAAATTAGCTTCAGCCGTAAAGAAGTACGTGGTACAATCAAGAATCGTGGTTTCTTCTACGAGTGGACTAAAGACGAGATGAACTTTGATTCAGATGCTCAATTGAAAATGCACACAACTACTGAAGCAGTACGTGCGGCTAACCAAGTAAATGAAGATACACTTGCTATCGAGTTAATTAATGGTGCTGGCGTAGTTTACTATGCAGGTGATGCAACTACTGTAGCTACAGTTGATGAAACTTCGGTTCCAACAATTCGTGACTTGATCAGAATTGACACAGAACTTGATAATAACAAATGTCCAAAAGACACTACAGTTATCGTTGGTTCAAACATGACAGATACACGTACAGTACAAGCTGCTCGTTATATGTTCATTAGTCCAGATATGAAAATGGATTACATGTCAATCAAAGCATTGAATGGTACAGATGATGCGTTCGTATCAGTAGAGCAATATGCTGCTGCTAATAAAAACGGTAAATATGTAACTGCAATTCATGGTGAAATTGGTAAAGTTGGACCATTCCGTATAGTTGTACACCCTAAAATGGTTAAATACTCAAGTGTTACTGGTGCTGCATCAGGTAAAGCATGGGTTTCTGCAGTTGGTACAGATGAGTTCAGAAATGATGGTACTAAATTCGAGGTTTACGCAAACTTAGTAATTGGTTCAGGTTCATTCACACACATCGGTTTCGAGTTTGGTGCAGGTACACAAGGTAAATTCAACATTCAACACAAGACTCCAGAGTCTCTACGTACTCGTGAAAACCCATACGCTAAGTTTGGTATGACAATCATTGAATACTGGAATGGCGTCCTCATCGAACGTCCTGAGCATATAGCAAATTATGTAACTGCTTCTAAATACTAAGGTTGGTTGAAGGTCCACTACGGTATAGTGTTCATAAAAGATTAGGAGTCAATTATGAGTCATTATACTTACGTGGTATTCGATCCAAGTTCAGATATGAAGTACATAGGAGTAAGATCCTGTGAATGTCCTGTAGATGAGGACCCTTATATGGGTTCCTCATACGCAATGACAAATGAAGATAGAGCTAGATGCGATAAACTTGTGTTGAGTATATTCCCTACAAGAGAAGAAGCTTTAGCTGAAGAAATTAGGCTACATGCAGTTCATGAAGTACATAAAAATCCAGAATTCTGGAATATGGTTAAGCAAACTTCAACTAAATTCGTGAGTGATAGAAAAGGCCATAAACTAACTGAAGAACATAAACGTAAATGTGGTGAAGCACTAACAGGCAGAAAGATGAAGCCTTTTACAGAAGAGCATAGACAAAGGCTTGCTAGAGCAAAGTTAGGAACTAAAGCATCAAGAGAGACTAGAGCCAAACTAT